TCTTTGTTTTTGCACAATACCATGCCGCCCTCCATTGTTTGTATATGATGTGAGAAGAAAAATGAAAACGATCCTGCAATTCCTATTGTACCTGTGTAACTGTCATGATACTTGGCACCCATTGATTCACAGTTGTCTTCTATTAACATTAGTTTATGTTCTGCACACAGTTCGGTTATCCTTGTGTAGTCGCAACTGTTACCTAATAAATTTACAGGCATGATTGCACACGTCTCTGGAGTGATTGCCGCTTCTATTTTACTGACATCTATGTTCCATGTGTTTGGGTCAACGTCAACAAAATTTAATCTAAATCCGTTTTGTGAAATTGGAAAATAAGTGGTGGCCCATCCTACCACAGGTACAATGATATCTCCTGATAACTTGTATTTCCATTTGAGCAAACTTAACATTAAAAGATTAGCACTCGATCCTGAGTTGACCATTACTGCGTGTGGTGATCCAAATGTGTCTGCAAACTCCTGTTCAAACTGTTTTACATGTTTGCCCATGGTGTACATGTCTGTGTCGATTACACGTTTGATCGCATCTACTTCTTCATGGCCCCATGTTGAGAATGCTAGTGGATATGTCATGTTAATATTATACTAGTTATTGACGTATTTTTCAAGCCTAAATCCTTTAGAATCAAAACATTCCACATAATCTGAATTGTTTGAATGCCTTATAGTGCCCTGTCCCCACACCACATCATGATCGCTGTATGCAAAGGCTTTCTTGATTGTTACGTCTATATACTGTCCATTACCAACACCGAGAGTGAGAAAGGTCACGTATCGTCCTTTGTCGCCACGGAATACTCTGCCGTTGGCTATCATTCCTGCGAACTCTACTTTGTCCAGATAAAGTTCTTTTACGTACATGCCTGGCATGAAATCATTTTGACTCCACCAACCGTACTTCCTGTATTGGAACTCTGGAGTGTCCCACTTGTCAGATTTACTAGGTGTGATAACTTCTATACCAACACGTTTTGCTTCTGTCCTGTATACCCAACGCTTGTAGGATCCTTGGCAGTGTTTAAGACATGAACGCCAGAACTTCTCTGGGTTATGTGCTTTTTGGTATGCTAACGCCCATATCAGTCGACCTAGATTGACTGCGTGTGCCCTACACAATCCAAACCCGGATAGTGATTGTAGCATTGCAATTATCTCGTCTTTGCGTGGATGGTCGCCTAATTTAGTAATGAACTGCATTATCTTTTCTTCGTTCTTCTTTGCAAATGCCCTACGGTACATGTCGGCTTCGTACTTGTCTATGCCTAAGACTTCTGATATCCTGTCTATGGCATCGTCCTCGTACACTATGGTGTCACTCATACGCTCCTTGCTCCAGTCATGGAACATGGTTGCCTTCTTACGTCCAGACACTGCAACTGGTCTTATCAGTGCTGTGCCGAATACACAGTCCTTAACGCTTTTTGGTTTGATTGCCCTGAACAGTCTCCTCATGGCCGGACTCTCTGCCTGTGTTACTCCCAACACGTCTCCCCGACATAAAAGGTCCGAGGTAGCGGCATCTTCCTGAGGATAGTCTGTCAGTTTCATTGTTGGATCTATCTCTATGAGTTGTGACAAACCACGATTGGCTAAAATATCCACCTTTAGGTGTTCTAGATCCTCCACTTCGTTCTTGTCTAGTAGTATTTGATTCTCCGCCGTGAACAGGCTTTTTGGTAATTGTCTTTGAAACATTAGTATTCCTCCGCAGTGTTTTGATATGCATCTCTTCTTGCCTTTCAATTTATTTTCGATACGTTTGGCTTCTTTGGTGTCGATGCCTAACGAATCATATGTGAACCTGCGGGGTAGGTTACCCTTGACGCCCAAGCGTTTGGCCGCCTCACGCCTTGCTGATTTATCCTTATAGAGCACGTAATTAGATATCCTAGCACTGCGTCCTGGCCACTTCTTGAATATCCTCTGCATGACCTCGTTCTGTTTGTGATGGGGAAAATCTATGTCCACATCAGGAAGGTCGTCCCTGTTAGGGTTGAGGAATCTTGCCACGGGTATGTCCCACTCCACTGGGTCCACATCTGTTATGCCCAGTAGGTAACAGACCAATGATGAACCAGCACTACCACGTGTCATGTGTGGTATGTCTCGTGTCATTGCGATGATGTCACATATTTGTATGAAGTAGTCTACGAAACGTAGTTGAAGGATGATTTGAGTTTCCTCTGCTAGCCTGTGCGTGTATTCTTCTGTGCCTGGACATTGCCTAGTAAATCTATCGTATAGCCTTGTTATGTCGTTTAGTTCTTTATTTTTCATGCCTATGTTTGCCTGTTATCGCCTCTCGCATTAAAGCTCTGGACAGGAATATTTATCTGCGTATATTATTTTGGTTATACTTTTTGGCGTAATTTACTTTTAGGGATTGTGATGTCTCTGTGATCAAGGCGGCACTAATTACACAGTCTTCGCACAATGGTGATCTTGATTTACACAATAGTTTGGCGTGTGTGATTAACCACATGTGGGCACCGTACTTGTACTTGCTTGGTGTGGTGCTATTGACTGTGATAGATGCCTTGCCCTCATCGAGACTGTCTGCCCATCCTAATCTCCATAGCATTCTAAACACGTGTGTGTCTACGGCAATGTGTGGCTCACCAAATACAAATCTCATCACTATGTCTGAACTCTTTCTGCCAACGCCAGGTAATGTCATTAGTTCTTTTTGTGTTTTGGGAACCCGACCATTGAACTGCTCTAATAACATCTTACTAGTTGCTAGTATGTTTTTACTTTTAGCGTTAAAAAGACCTGCCGGTCTGATTGCTTCTATGATTTCATCTTGAGATAGGTTTAACATATCCTCAGGGTTGTCTGCTAATGCAAACAACTGATTACATGCGACAGCAGTTCTCTTGTCTTGACTTTGTGCTGACAACATCACACCTATGAGGCTTGTATATGCTTTTGAATAAATCTTTGCTTTAGGTTTTTTATTTGCGTAGTGAGGATATAAAGAACTTAATTTCTTGTATATGTAATCGATGTCATTACTGTTCTTCATCTGAGTGCAGTTCGTTTAGAAGTTGTCTCAGTTTGCCACCTTCGACCGTGGCCTTGACCTTGCCCACAGTGTCACCCTTGCGTGGATCTGGCACTTCGGGCCTAGCATCTTTTGGTGTGCCATCACTTCCAGATACCTTAGATGTTTGTTTTAGAGAATCATATATTGTGCTACGTTGTTTGTCAAACTGTTTGTATTCTGGATCATCTGCCAAGTCTCTTATTCTCAGACTATCAACATCAAACTCCAAGTCTACTTTCTGTCCCACACCCGAACTAGATCTGGTCTTCATGAATTGTATCTGATATCTGCCACGTTCCTTCATTGCCCTCGATGTGAATATACCTATCACGTTATCTGCTGTCTGTATCTTAGACAGTCCGCCTGAGATATGAGAATGATCAAACTCTATCTCTTCAACAGATGCTCTGTTTAACTGTGATGCTGTGGCCAACACACACTGTTTTTCTACAACCAAGTTTCTCAGTTCTTCACTGACATACTTGTCTTTAATGAACAAGTCTGCCGGACTTATTCTTTTGCTTTTAGGCATCATGAGATCCAAGTAGTCGATCAATATACAATCTACTTTTTTCTTGTTCTTTAGTTCTAGTTCCTTGAGATATGTCCTTACGTCCAACACATTACTACCACTTGGCAAGTATTTGATCTGTAAGTTACCTGACTTCTTCTTCAACATCTTGACCTTCATCTCAACGTTGTCTATCTCTGGAAAGACTTTCTTTGTAGGAATGTTTGTCATCATTGCATCTAATCTCATGGCAGTAAGTTGCTCACTTAATTCAAAAGATATGTAGCACACATTTAATCCTGCCTGTGCCCAGTTCACTGCGAGATTCTGCAAGAACAAACTCTTACCTGCACCCGAACCACCTGCAAAGATGTTCAGTTCGCCTCTGTTGAATCCACCAAATAGTTTCTTGTCTAGGTTCTGCCAGCCTGTGCTGATCTGT